CGTTAAGCCATCTATGGGTTGGTATGCACTGGCTGGTGACGAAGAAAATAAACTTCGTAAAAAGGATTTAGACATTAAATTCTGGCAGCCACTCTTAGAAGATAATACTTTTATTGACGCTGTAGAAAGTATATACTCTCTCGGAAGCAAGAGCCTATTTACTGTTGACGATGTAATTGAGGAGGATTTGTAATTGGAAGTAATTGAAATAACAATATTGCGTAACTTATTAAAGAACGATGATTATGCAAGAAAAGTACTGCCCTTTTTAAAGCCAGAATATTTTGAAGGGCAGTTTTTAAATTTTTATGAAATTATTAACGATTTTTATGCATCGTTTAATACTTGCCCTACTGCTGAAACATTAGAAGTTAAAGTAGGTGATTTGCCATTAGTTGATGCTGAATATGAGATGTGCATTCAGATATTTGATGCACTTAAAGAAGTAGTTGATATACCAAACACTGATTGGTTAGTTGATGAAACTGAATCGTTTTGTAAAGACCGCGCCTATACAATCGCTGCCTATGAAGCAATTGATGTAATTGAATCGGATAAGAATGGGGTACGTAATACAATACCTGAAATATTTAAAGATGCTTTGTCAGTTTCTTTTGATACTAATATTGGTATGTCATATTTTGATGACGTTGAAGATCGCTACAAATATTATACTGAAGTTGAAGAGCGCATACCGTTTGATATTGATATTATGAATATTATAACTCGTAATGGTGTTCCTAAGAAAACTCTTAATATTGTTATGGGCGACACAAACGTTGGTAAGAGTTTAATATTGTGTTACTTGGCTGGTGCTTATGCAAAACAGGGCTATAATGTTTTGTATATATCTTTAGAAATGTCAGAAGAAGCAGTTAATGAAAGATTAGACGCGCATTTACTAGACATACCAATTGATCAATTAGGCAAACAATCGTTTGAAAGTTTTAGTAGTAAAGTTGAAAAATTGCGATCTAGTTCTTATGGGCAAGTAGTTACGAAAGAGTTTCCTAATGGTAGTGCTAGTACTGGACATTTTAGACACCTACTTAACGAGCTTCAGCTTAAACAAAATTTTAAGCCTGACATTATATGTATTGATTACTTGAACATTTGTGCAAGCTCACGATACAAGAGTATGTCAGGTGTAAACTCGTATAGTTATGTGAAAGCAATAGCGGAAGAAGTTCGCGCATTAGCAGTTGAGCGAGACGTACCTATTTGGACAGCAACACAGAGTAATCGTGATGCATCGGGTAGTACGGATATGACTTTAAGTAATACGTCAGAAAGTTATGGGGTTCCACAAACAGCTGATTTTATGCTTGGAGTTACTGCGATAGAAACTGCACCAGATAGATATTTTTGGACACAGCTAAAATCCAGATACACAAAAAAGTCTACATATAAAAGATTTTTAACTGGTGTTGATTACGATAAGATGCGTTTGTTTAATGTTGAAGCAAACGAACAAAAAGGGTTGTATGAGAATCGAGAAGAGAATCAAGTACAACCACAAACCGTAAAATCAAAATCCGTTGATACAACTCAATGGGAAATGTAAAAGAGGAAATATTATGTCAGTAGAAAGTTTACCAATTATTGAGTTACCAACTGATCCAGACCGTTTAGGGAAATTTAAAAGAGCTATAGAAAATCTTGATGATATTTTAACTTTGAAAGATGCACAGACTGAGGCCTTTAATGAAGGTATTACTGGTGTCTATGAAGAGTTCGATATTAGCAAAAAGATGATCAAGCGCCTGGCTAATATGCGACATAAACAAAATAAAGACGAGATACTAGCTGAAACCGAGCAAGTCAGTGATGCTTATGCTCAATTGTGGGATTAATTGTTGCTATTTGCTAATTCTTATGTATAATGCTGGTTAAACATTAAGGAGTACTAGCAATGCAATTAGTAAAAGCAGATAGAAAAATTGATTCAACTGTTACGACTAAAGCCCACCAGTTTACTACAAAGGTATCAGATAAATTATTTAAGCTTACGATTGATAAGCTATATAGTGATAAGATTACGGCTGTGGCACGTGAGCTTTGCTGTAATGCATTTGATTCACACAGAAAAAACGGTAACATTAGTGAGCCCATTAGTGTTACTTTACCATCTGATTTAGACCCAAACTTTCAAGTTCAAGATTACGGAACTGGTTTAGGTGATGAAGAAACCCTTCTTGAAGTTTACTGCACCATGTTTAACTCAACTAAAGATGAAACTAACGAGTTCACTGGTTGTTTTGGACTGGGTTCTAAAAGCCCATTTGCTTACACAGATACATTTTCAATTATTAATATTACTGACGGAATTAAATATATGTATACTGCATATATTAACGAAGATGGTGTACCTGAAATTGTTAAGTTAAGTGAGCGCGAAACTGATGAGCGAAATGGCGTGACTGTTTCTATTCCAGTTAACCCATCAGATATTCACAGCTTTGCAACAAAAACAAAAAACGTTCTTCAGCATTTTGAAACTCCACCATTAATAGATGGTATTGCTGTTGAAAAAATTAAATACGATATTGAAGAAGAAAATTTCAAAATTCAACATGATCGCTCAAGAACCGGTGGAATTGATGCGCGAATGGGTAATGTTGTCTATGATATGAGATCAACATTATCATCTTGGGATCTTGGTTTTTATCGAAAGATTACAAACTCACGCATAAGCATATTATTGGATTTTGATATTGGCGAACTTGATGTTTCAACATCACGAGAGCAATTGTCATTTGATGATTTAACTGAATCACGTATACGTGAAAGAATTGACCTAGTTGAAAAATATATTTACGATACATATAGTATTGATATTGATAAGTTTGATACATTTTGGGAAGCTAATGATTTTATTGGCAAACCAGAAAAACAATATAACATTATTAATAGTAATGATATAGACGTTCATATTAGATCGGCATTTGATTTAGTTACTAATTTAAAATGGAATGGTACTAAGATATCTGAAATACTAAACCGATCAATTGTACCATCGTCAGAAACTGAATCATTTACAGTACGCTGTTATAATGTTGAACTAAGAAAGAGTGTAGATGACACTTTATTTTGCAATTCAATTCGTTACACTACAGTTAAAGATAACAATGATTATTGGTACAGAGCACCAGATCATTTAAGGCTTCGCGGAGTATCAAAAATTGCAAAACCAATTTTATGTACTGACAAAACAGTAAACAGGCCAACAATTGAAAAGTATTTGTGTGATGTGTTTAAAGATACATTTAGTAGCTATTCAAAAAATGTATCTTTGATAGTAGTTGTGCCTAAGTTTATTAAAGGAGAAATACACAAACTAGCAACTAAAGAGATGAGTTCTTATATTAATGATACATATATGGACCTTGAGTTTGCTGATCATAATACGCTAGTAACTGATTATAAAGAAGTCAGTATACCAATAGTTAAAAAAGACCCTGCTAATACTGAAAGATACTTTTCATCATCTAGGCATAGCTTTCATAATAAAGATAAAAAGGTTTACTTTTCAACTTTTGATGATGACGAAGCAAATGAAGAAATTAAGTATTACCTATTAACCAAGCGTAACGCATCATTCTTGAAAGATGGTGATAATATTTTTGACTGTATTGAAGATAATTATTACGATATTACTAAATCATTTTGTGAGATCAATGATATTAAATATAATGAAATAGCTTTTGTTCCTGAAAGATTTGAGAAAGCTTTTGTTAAACTATCCGGAGCGGAAATGCTATTTAGTAAAGAAAGAGCAGAAGCGTATCTTGAAGCCAACTACCAGTTTTGCAAAGATAATATACAGCAAGTAATTGAACATGACGTGCATCGAAAATATATTTCCGAAGCAGGTATTATTGGCGGTGTTTCTGTAAAAATACCAAAATGCTTTGCTGATGATATTGACTCTAAATTTGACAGCATAAAAAAAGTTAATAACAGGTTTGTATATAGATATACTGATGACTTTATTTACTTTCTTGCAACTATGTATGATATTAGTCTTAGCAAAACAAAGGCGCTGTACACCGAAGCAAGTAAAATGTGTGATCTTAAAAATGAATATATTGAAAGATATCGAATTGTAGAAGATAGTTGCGGTTGGATTGACTTAGACGACGAAACTGTTGTAGAATACTATAGTAAACTTATCAAAAACCTTTAGGAGAAACACAATGAAAAAAACAATTTCTGAAAATTTAAAACTTGCTGCGGCTTATATGTTTCACAATCAAAATTCAAAGGTTGCGACGATAAGCGAATTGTTAGATATTAGTTCTAGTACAATTCGACGTGCTTATACAAAGTATGAAGATGTTAAGCTATCTGACTTAGCTGATGAATCAGCTGCTATTGTTGAAAAGTGCATTAAAGAAATTAGCAGTGAAAATAATGCGGTTGAATCTTCAGAAGATCAAGAAACAAAGAACGAAACTAATGAAATTAAAGTGCCAGAAGTAGAAGTTCCTAAATCAGTTTTTGACTTTATTATCACACCACGATCTGTTACTATTATCAAGGATTACGATAATGTTTCAATTACCTCAGATCATGTCATGTTTAATGATATTAAGGATTTGTTACTTAAGAAGTCCTTTAGTGAAGCATATAATTTGGCAAAACCAGCAGAAGGCATTAAAGCGTTTTCTCAAGGATTAATTGAAATTAGAGACGGTGTACTTACTTACAAAGACCGCCAGCTTAATAACAGTCTTGTAAATCACATACGCGAGTTGATGAAAAACGGTGACGAAGGGTTTAAAACATTAGTGGCATTTTTAAATAAGCTTATGAGCAACCAGTCTTATAGAGCAGTTAATGAACTGTACGGCTTCCTTAGCCATAACGACATTAAAATTACAGACGACGGTTCGTTTTATGCTATAAAGGTTGTTAATGGAGACTACACTGATAAGCATACTGGAACTATTGATAACTCAGTGGGCACAACACCTAAAATGGATCGAAACGAAGTTAACGAAGATAGCAGACAAACATGTAGTGCTGGACTACATGTTTGCTCGGCGCACTATGCTAGTTCGTTTTATCAACATGGTGACTGTGTGTTAATGGTTAAAGTTAACCCACGTGACGTAGTAGCTATACCAGCAGACTATAATAACTCAAAGATGCGATGCTGCGAGTACGAAGTGATTGCCGAC